TCTAGAAAATTATTCAAGTCATTCTTTAATGAAATGAATGCAGCTAAGCTTTTAAACTATGTATTACAAAGCTTTGAAACCGAGAGAAACATGGCGGTTATTCATAACATACTTCTGCGTACAAAGTCTTTCTCTTCGAAGCTGATCCTTTATACCTATGATAGTTTTCTTTGGGATTTTGATAAAAGAGACGGAGCTAAATTTATTAGTTTAATTAAATCTGAATTGGAACAAGACGGTAAATTTCCTGTGAAAATAGAAGTCGGCCCAGACTATCATAATATGATTTCTGTTGGTAAGAAAAGAAACTTTTAATATATTTATATGCGGATACCAACTGTAATATTTGTTTTGATACAGCTAGTTTGTTTATTTACCTCTGAAGACTCGTTAGAGCATACAACGAGTATGATCGTAAAGACTTACGATGTTGTGTACAACAGAATTTTTGTGTTATCTATTAAAGACAGCACGGAACTTATTTGCAGTTTCAACATTTCTAAAGAAAAGCAATTTAAGCAACTTCCAGGAGCAATGCTCGTTCATCGTAAGAAAGAAACTAATACTTTATACACTATTAATTCGCTTAACGCTTTAATTCGGAAAGAAAATAATGGAATAGCTGATGTAAGTTATTCAGTTGATTGGACAAAATATGCAAACGCTTTACTAGTAACGTCCAATAACGATCTTAAAATTTTAGAGACAAAAGTCTATCAAATAATTAACCTGTAGCATATTTATTAGAAATTATTTGGTACTTGTAAAAAAGTATCTTATATTTAAGTTATGTTAGTCGTTGAAGATGTAGATTTGACATTCTAGACAATCACTTTTACATTAACAATTGCTAATTGGTAAATAATTAATAACAATTAAAAACAAAACATCATGGCAATCAATCTCGATGCTATCAAGCAAAAGCTCAATTCGTTACAAACCGTAACAAGCAAACAAAACAATTTATGGAAGCCAGAGCCTGGCTCGCAAGTAGTAAGGATAGTTCCTTATCAACACAACAAAGAAAATCCATTTATTGAACTTTACTTCCACTATAATTTCAGTGGTAAATCAATTCTTTCTCCGATGTCTTTTGGTCGTCCTGACCCTATTGTAGAATTCGCAGAGAAACTTAAATCGACAGGTAACTCTGACGATTGGAAAGCAGGCAAAAAATTAGAACCGACAATGCGTTGTTATGTTCCTGTTATTGTTCGTGGTAAAGAGTCTGAAGGTGTTAAATTCTGGGGCTTTGGTAAACAAGTTTATCAAGAGCTATTAGGATTTATTACTGACGCTGACTACGGTGATATTACAGATCCAGTAGCAGGTCGCGACATTGCAATTGAATTCAAAGCTGCTGATCAGACCGGTAAGTCTTATCCAGAAACTTCAATTCGTGTTAAGCCTAATCAAACTCCTGTGACTACAGACAAAAGTGTAATTGAAAAAATTACAAGTCAACCTAAAATCACTGATTTGTTCAAAGAGTATTCTTACGATGAACTAACTAAAATGCTTCATAATTGGTTAGATCCTGAAAACTCAAAAGAAGAAGATAAAGCTCCTGGAAAAGAAAAAGAAGCTAAAGCTCCTAAATCAAATGTAGCTGACGCAGCTTCGTCTGTTGCAAAAGTAGATGACGTAGCTTCCGCTTTCGATTCATTATTTAATAAGTAAAAAAGAAAAGTAGTTTCTAGAACTACAATAGAATAGCTATGGCAAAAAGTAAAACAACTGTCGACGAAGCGCAAGTGCAAGATGACTTAGCTTCTGTATTAGCCGACAACTTAAATAAAAAATTCAAAAGCTCTAACTATAAAGTAGCTTATTTTTTAGAAGGCGATACAGATGCTCCGTCTGAAGTGACTGAATGGGTTTCAACCGGCTCTACCATGTTAGATTTGGCAATTTCAAATCGGCCTAATGGTGGACTTCCTGTAGGAAGGATTATTGAAATCACCGGATTAGAAGCTTCAGGTAAGTCACTACTTGCAGCTCACGCTTTAGCAGACACACAGAAAAAAGGAGGATTGGCAGTGTATATTGACACTGAAAATGCAATCTCTCGAGAATTTTTAGAAGCTATAGGAGTCAACCTAAAAGATATGTTATACGTTCCTTTAGAGACTATTGAAGACATTTTCGATGCTATGGATAGCATTGTAGAATCTGTTCGCAAGTCATCTAAATCAAGAATTGTAACTATAGTAGTCGATTCAGTTGCCGGTGCTTCCACTAAACAGGAAATGGCCGCTGACTACGACAAAGACGGTTGGGCAACTTCTAAAGCAATTATCCTATCAAAGGCAATGCGTAAAATTACTAACTTCGTTGGTAGAGAGCGTATTTGTTTAATTTTCACAAATCAGTTACGTACAAGATTAGGAGTTACGTTTGGAGATCAATGGACTACATCGGGTGGTAAAGCGATTGCTTTCCACTCGTCAGTCCGTCTTCGTCTTAAGTCAGTAGGACAAATTAAATTGGCTAAATCTGCAGATAAACCAGAGGCTGTTGTAGGAATTACAACTCGAGCTCAGGTAGTTAAAAATCGTATGGGTCCTCCCTTGCGTTCTGTCGACTATGACATTTATTTTGACTCTGGAATTGACGATTTCGGTAGTTGGTTAACAATGATGAAAAATTATGGATTGGTATCTCAATCAGGAGCTTGGTATACATATACTAATACAGAAACTGGTGAGGTTGTTAAATTTCAATCTAAAGATTTCAAAGCAAAGTTAATTGACGATGTAGAGATGAAAGAGCAAGTTTACAAAACAATTTGTGAAAAGTATATTCTTAATTACAAAGCCGGAGAAGATTTTGGAATTGACGACATTCAAGTTGATTCCGAATTCGAAGGAGAAGAATCATAAAAAATGAAAGGTTACGCAGATTTATTAAGACAAATCCGCGAAGATCACGAAAAGCAGAGTTCAGGCCTCGACAAAGACAGTAAAGTGTTGATTGTTGATGGTCTGAATTCTTTTATTCGTGTATTTAGTGCGGTCCCACTCGTTAATGACGATGGTGAGCATATTGGTGGCTACATTGGGTTTCTTCGATCCATAGCTGCTGTAGTTCGACAATTCAAACCTACTAGATGTGTTATTGTGTTTGACGGAAAGGGAGGTTCGGCAAGAAGAAAGAAAATGCACTCTGGATATAAAGAGGGTAGGTCAATGTCGACTCGATTTAATCGAAGAGAAGATGTTGGGGATCAAACTGTAGAGCAAGAAATTGAATCTATGCGACTACAAATGGGCAAACTATCAGAGTATTTACAATGTTTACCAATTACGTTAATATCAATTGATAACATTGAAGCAGATGATACCATTGCTTATTTAACTACAGAAGTGTTTGGTCCAAAACAATCTGAAGTAATTGTAATGTCTGATGATAAGGACTTTTTACAATTAATAAATGACAAAACATCAGTTTGGAGACCAGTAGAAAAAAAGTTTTACACTCCTAAAGATGTACAGGAAAAGTTTGGAATACCAGCTCATAATTTTATTCATTACAAAGTATTTATGGGTGATGCTTCCGACAACATTAAAGGTATTAACGGTATTGGAATAAAAACCCTACAAAGTAAATTTCCGCTGTTGTTAGAAGATAGCACAGTTGGATTAGAAGACATTTTAACTTACTGCTCAACAAGAACAGATGAGCATAAAGTATACAAAACAGTAGTAGAGAATGAAGCTACGTTGCGATTGAATTGGGAATTGATGTATTTGAAAGACTTAAACATATCTAGTAATTTCAAATTGATGATTGCTGATATGGCAGGTAGACCTATTCCTAAATTAGATTTGTATAATTTCAAAAAGATATTCATGCGCGATAAGGCGTATACTGCTATACCAAATGTTGATTCCTGGCTCGCTAGCAGCTTTAACTCGCTAGCTGCATTTAGTCAAAGATAATTTTGTTTTGTTAAAAGAATCAACTATATTTTATTTATGGCAGATAAGTTAAGTAACTACGGTTACAATTTTCAAATTAAAATCATTTCGTCTTTATTAACAGACAAAGCGTTTTTACAACAGGTAGCAGATATTCTGTTGCCTGAGTTTTTCGAATCAGAAGCTAATCAATGGATAGTTGAAACGACTGAAAAGTATTTTTATGAATATACATCAGCTCCTACATTAGATGTATTTAAAATTAAAGTGCAAGATATAGATAGTGAAGTTTTGAAATCTTCAATTATTGAGTCGTTAAAAGACTCGTATAAGTATTTAGAATCGCAAGATTTAGATTTTGTAAAAGAGCAAACTTTGAATTTTTGTAAAAATCAATGTATTAAAAGAGCGATATTAGAATCAGTTGATTTACTTCAAAAAGGTCAATATGAAGCAATTAAATCGACTATTGACACTGCAATGAAAGCAGGTGCTGATAAAGAAGTTGGTTTGGAATATAATACAACAATTGAAGAGAGGTACAGAGATAATGTAAGGTCGACAGTTCCAACTCCATGGCCAGTTATTAATGATTTAGCAGATGGAGGTTTTGGTAAAGGAGAATTAGTCGTGTTTGTAGCCCCTGCAGGTATTGGTAAGTCTTGGGGCTTAATTAATGTTGGAGCTAATGCAGTTAGAAATGGATTAAATGTAGTTCATTATACATTGGAATTAAATGAAGGATATGTAGGTCAGCGTTACGATGCTGTATTAACTGGTATTGCAAATCAAAATCTAAAATACAATTTAGATGAAGTGCAAAATACTATATCTAAATTAAAAGGTAATTTAGTAATTAAGTATTATCCAACTAAAACAGCTTCGTGTTCAACATTAAGAGCTCATATTGAAAAAATGATTCTTATAGGCAAAAAGCCTGATTTAGTAATTGTCGATTACGCCGATTTGTTAAGAGGAGCAGTTTCCAGAAAAGAAATGCGACATGAATTAGAATCCATATATGAAGATTTGCGTGGTATTGCAGGTGAGTATGAAGTTCCATTATTTACGGCATCGCAAGCAAACAGAAGTGCATTAGAGCAAGATGTTATTGAAGCAGATAAAATTTCTGAATCTTATTCTAAAGTAATGATTGCAGATTTTGTATTATCTTTGTCTAGAAAAGTAACTGATAAGATTGCAGGAACAGGAAGATGGCACATCATTAAAAATCGTTTTGGTCCTGACGGTTTAACACTTCCTTCAAAAATGAATATGTCTAATGGACAAATTCACATCTATGAGGAAACCTCCGTACAAGGAAAGGAAACAAAAAATGATATGGAAAACGGCGAATCTTTATTGCGTAAAAGTTTACTAAATAAATACAAAGAAATTCAAGGAGATTCATTGGGATAGTACATAGTTATTAGCCCGGGGAGTAATTAACTTAAAAATTTATTAAAAAGATGGAAATATCAAACGAAATTTTGTCAGACATAACTGTCTATATGAAGTATGCTCGTTATCGCCAAGATCTTCAAAGAAGAGAAACTTGGGATGAATTAGTAACCCGTAACAAAGAAATGCACATTAAAAAGTATCCACACTTGGAAGGAGAAATTGAAACTGCATATAAATTTGTATACGATAAAAAAGTTCTTCCTTCAATGCGCAGTTTGCAATTTGGTGGCAAGCCTATTGAAATTTCTCCAAACAGAATTTACAATTGTGCTTATTTGCCTATTGACGATTGGAGAGCCTTTGGTGAAGTAATGTTTTTATTACTAGGAGGTACCGGTGTTGGATATTCAGTACAAAAACATCACGTAGAATGTTTGCCAGAAATTCGTAAACCTAATGCAACTAAAAACAGAAGATACTTAATTGGGGATTCTATTGAAGGTTGGGCCGATGCTATTAAAATGTTAATGAAGTCTTATTTTCAAGGTGGGCCAACAATTAATTTTGACTTTTCAGATATTCGTGCTAAAGGAGCAATGCTGGTAACGTCCGGAGGTAAAGCTCCAGGCCCGCAGCCTCTAAAAGAATGTATTGTAAAAGTTCAAGGTATATTAGACACTAAACGAGATAACGAAAAATTATCTCCTATTGAAGTACATGATATTGTATGTCATATTGCAGATGCAGTATTGGCAGGTGGCATACGTCGCGCTGCTTTAATTTCTTTATTCTCTGCCGATGATGATGAAATGATTGCTTGTAAATCTGGGTCATGGTGGGAACTTAATTCACAGAGAGGTCGTGCTAACAATTCAGCAGTATTGCTTCGTAATAAAGTAACCAAAGATTTCTTTTTGAACTTATGGAAAAAGATTGAAGCGTCTGGTGCAGGTGAGCCTGGAATTTATTTATCCAATGATAAAGATTGGGGAACTAATCCATGTTGTGAAATTGCCTTGAGACCTTTTCAATTTTGTAATTTGTGTGAAGTAAATGTATCAGACATTACATCTCAAGAAGATTTAAATGAACGAGTTAAGGCAGCTGCGCTAATTGGAACACTTCAAGCAGGTTATACTAATTTTCATTATTTACGTCCGATATGGCAACGCACTACAGAGAAAGATGCTTTAATTGGAGTAGGCATGACAGGTATAGGCTCAGGAGCTGCTCAGAAATTCGATTTGAAACAAGCTGCTGATTTAGTAAAAGAAACTAATACTATTATAGCAAGACAAATAGGAATTAACGCTTCTGCAAGATGTACGACAATTAAACCATCAGGAACCTCTTCATTGGTGTTAGGAACTTCTTCAGGTATTCATGCATGGCATAATGATTATTACCTACGCAGAATTCGAGTTGGTAAAAACGAAGCAATTTACACTTACTTAGTTATTAATCATCCAGAGCTAATTGAAGATGAATTTTTCCGTCCTCATGATACAGCAGTAATTTCAGTTCCTCAAAAAGCACCAAATGGCTCTATTTACAGGACAGAGTCAGCAATCGATTTGCTTGAGCGAGTTAAATGGTTTTATACAAATTGGATAAAGACCGGACATCGCAATGGTCAAAATACTCATAATATATCTGCAACAGTTTCTGTTAAACCAACAGAATGGGATGTAGTAGGAGAATGGATGTGGGAGAATAAACAATTTTACAATGGATTGTCTGTATTGCCCTATTCAGATCATACCTATAAGCAAGCTCCGTTTGAAGATTGCACTCAAGATGTTTATGATAAACTTATGAGTTCATTATCTAATGTCGACTTGTCTAAAGTAATTGAGTTAGTTGATAATACAAACCTTCAGGATCAAGCCGCCTGTGCAGGAAATAACTGTGAACTAAAGTAATATGCTACGTGTTCCTGCAGTTTCAGATTGGGTTGTGCAACTTTACATAGCCGAATCTTTAAAAAAGAATAAACAAAATACTATGAAAGTAAAAATTAAAAAACTACATGAAAATGCAGTAGTTCCAAGTTATGCAAAGCCTGGAGACGCTGGAATGGATTTAACCGCTATTTCTAGAACTTCCGATGACAACAATAACGTTGTATACGGTACAGGATTAGCAGTTGAAATACCCGAAGGATATGTAGGATTGATATTTCCTAGATCAAGTAATGCTAAAACAGATTTATACTTAACTAATCACGTAGGTGTTATCGATTCTGGATATCGAGGAGAAATAATGTTTAAGTTTAGAAAGTCAGATTGTACAAAGAACTATCAAGAAGCTAGACTTTATGAAGTAGGAGAT